AAGAAGGTGCTGAAGGTCAGGCCGTCGTGACCAGTCATCACGGTCATGGGGTCGGCGCTTGTCAGTTGATACGTCATGGCAGGCAGCGATGTCTTCTGCGGGATCGTCAATGGGAAGACGCGCGTGCTGATCAGATCAGTGATGTCTGAATCTGCAACAAGGATGGCGCGCAGTGCTTTTTCTGGATCAGCCATCTACAGACCAGCCTTGTTGAGTGTTTCTCTGAATGACCTGATCCACTCTTTGATTGCTTGGTTCTTCTCAGTGTTGAACGCTGGAGTCATAAACGGCTGCGCTGGCATTGAGCCAACAAGCATCTTCGACTTCTTTACCTGGCGTGGCCCAGTGCCGAACTCGACGAGGTGCGCATAGGGTGCGTAACGCTTCGACTTCCTGCTGTAGTCAACGTATACCTTGCCCTCGACCATCCCAGTCTTCCTCCTGAGTGACGCTTTGGACTTGATCGACTTCCTGAGTCTTCCAGTCTTCACAGGAACGAGTGACCGCGCCTTCTTCCTGAACTCAACGAGGGTCTTGCGCATCGCTTTGCGTGTTGCGTTCTGCTGGAACTGCACAGTCATCTTCTTGAGCTTGCGGTCAAGAGCCTTGTCACCTGTCATCACGATGCCAGCTTGTGCGTATGCCACCTTATACATCCTCCCGGCAGAGCAGTTCGAGCTGCTCATTCTTCTCGTCTTTGTTCAGGATGCTCTGAATCTGGAAGACGCGCGATCCAAAGAGCAGGCGCTTCCTTGGCGTCAACCCAGTGAGGTATCTGATGAATACTCGGTGAGTCAATTCTGCTGTCACCTGATCGCTGCTGAATCGCTCATTGCCGCTGATTGGCTCGATCGATGCCCACACGGTTGAGTCGGTTGCCCAAGAAAGGTCAGCTTCACCGAAGTCATCAAGCGTCTCTGATGGTGCTTGGATGCTCACGCGATGTCGAAGGCGACCAGCACGCATCAACTGAACTCCACAGTGCGATATTGCCACAAGATCGACTCAATGGACATGGGAACCTTGGCAACGATCGTACCTGTGACGATCGGCTCGCGGATCTCATACCAGTGAGCTGTCAGGATTCTCACGGCTGTCCTGATCGATTGAGGCACATCAGATCCAGCCGATCCATACCCAGCGACGAACGTGACGATGACGGCCTGTATGACTTCTTGAAGATTCGGCCAATCCTTGCCATACGCAAGAACGATCCTGCCTGGCTCGATCGCAGTGTCAACGGTGTACTCACTTGATGACAGCGTCTGCGTGGCTCCATCTGCATCTATGTACTGAATGCTTGTGACGCTTGACAATGGTGATATCGGTATCACGATGTCTGTCGGCCACTTGTCCAGTCGGTACTTCCATGTGGCGTTGATGAACTGCCGCTCAGTGAAGTTCTGGCACCAAGCAGTTGCTGCTGAGACGTAGTCTCCGATCAGTGTGTCATCATCGCTGGTGTCCACTCGCATGTGGCTCTTGGCTTCTGTGACGCTGATTGGATCTACCGATGCAGCAGATGTCAGTTGTAGACTTGTGCTCATCTCTACCTTGTCTCCCAGTGCTCTAGTGTTGCACGTCGCTTGACTCTTCCTTCGTTGATGTCTTTGTCGTATCGCTCTGCTTTGCCTGTTGCGATCAGCTCAAGGCAGACAGAATCAGGAAGTTCAAGTACAGCGCCGATGTTCAATCGGCTTCGTTCACTCAAGTTGTCAAGCAGCTTGATGATCATTGAAGAACCCCCTTCCACCCGGAGAGCAGCCGAAGCCACTCTCCGGGCAAGGAGGAGGAAGGGTAAGAGTTACGAAGCAGCCTGAATGAGACGCGCAGCAGCACCACCCTGAGTGAGTGCTCCATCAAATCGGCGGTATGCTCTAAATCCGATATATCCATTCCCGGCATAGAGTTCATTGAGTCGTTGCATGACCAGTGAGCCTCTATCTGCAATGTAGAAGTAATCGAAGTTACAAACCGCGAGCGTCTTGTTGCTGGCCGTCATCTCTGGCATGTTGGAGTTGGCGTAGATGGGCCAACCAAGCAGAGAGTCAGGAGCACCGCCAAAGCCCGGAACCCAGTGGTATGCATTGTTGCCATCTTTGAGCTTGCGCAGCGCCTTGACGGTACTGTTGTGACAGAACCACGCCATATTGCCATTGCGGTACTCAGGAGCCATCGCGTAGAGCGTATCGATGACCTCATCAGATGTGATGGCTGTTGCACTTGCAGCAGTCACCGCGCCGATGCCAGATGCGTTGATCACGCCAGTTGGCTGTGAACTACCCGTTCCAGTCAGGAAGTAATCGTCTTCAGCAAAGCCAAACGCACGACCAAAGGCAGACGCAAGCCAGCCACCAAGATCGAACTCAGCATCTCTGACGAGTTCTTCTGATGCCTTGACAAGCGTTGCGAGCTTGTAGCTGGACAACGTCACCTGGCCGAATGCAGGGTCAGTCTCCCCGTATGCGCCTTCCTCTGCAACGATTGCAGCGGCGACCTTTGTAGTCTCCGTTGGAATCTTGAGATCACTGTTGACCGTGAAGACCCTTGACAGACCACGAACGAATGAAGACTGATCAGCCTGATCAACGATGCCCTGCATCATGTCATCATCGACGATGTTGCCGCCCTGTGCTGCTACGCCGACTTCCAATGCACGGTTTTCTGCATTGGTCAGTCCGCCATACCCACGCTTGAGGAAGCTGCGGAATGCGTCACGGTACTGCTTTGTGCCAGTTGGCTTCTCGGTTGCCATGTCAGGTGACACGACATCAGAAACAGGGTCAAAGGATGTACGCCGCTCAGCAACGGTATCCATCTCACCCTTGAGATCATCGAGCTTCTGCCGACGTTGGATCGTTTCCTGGATTGCATCGACTTCGTCCATGCGACCATCGAACTCTTGATTCTCAGATTCAGTGAGCGAGCGGCTCTCTGCTTCTGCCTTGTCATTGATGTATCGAGCCTGGGCTACCAGATCGGCTCGCTCCTGTTGGAGCTGTGCAATGTTCTTCATTTTCTAAACCTTTTGTCTGTGCCAGCGTGATCCAAAGAAAAGCGGACCAGCCACCGGCGATTCATAGATTGAAACACCAGGAAGACGTGGTCCGCGAAGGCGTGCCAGTGGTCAGCCGTTGCGTCAAGCCAGTCTGATCAGCAAAGGCAGTCAGGAGCTTGCGCCAGTTGTCAACAGGATCATACGATCCTGATTGTCAGTTGTTGCTCAATGTCAACTGGACTCTTCAATGCGGTCACGGTTGGCCTTGATCTCTTCACGCCAGGACTCATCAACAGGTTCATCGGTCTTCTCGACCGTATCAGCACGCCACACTTCAAGACTCCTGACAGCGACAGACGTGTCAGGGTATGCCGGGAAGGTGACGACTGAGACGTCAAAGATGTCCACATCTCGCAGCTCTCTTGTGATGCCGTCATCGTCCTGCGACCAGTCATCTTCTCGAACGATGAACCCAAACGACATGCCCGTCACGTCACCTCGCTCAATGCTGGTGAGCAGGTCACGGGCAACTGATGTATCTGGTGGGTCGATCTCAACGCGCAGGCCAGTTGAGTCTTCCCATGCGCGAAGGGTACCCGATGTGGTTCTGCCGATGATCCTGCCAGAGTCGTGATCAACGAGCGCGCGGATATCTGCTGCTTCCTTCAGACTGCGATAGAACGCACCCTTTGATACCGTCTCTCTGAATCCACCCAGATCCTCACTCAGCGAATCAAAGACAGACGCATAGCCTGTGATGATGGGCTTCTCGCCGTCTTCAGTCTGCCTGAGTTCGATGGCTGGCCCACGCGCGATGCGGAACTCTGAGTTGGTTGGGTTCTCTGCTTTGATCTTCTTGCTCATGTGTCACCTCTTGTCGTTTGAATGATTGTCTTGAACCTGTCTGCGGTGTCACCGGGCAGGCTGACCATCCAGTTATCGATCAGCTCTCTGAGCTGCTCTGATGCTTCTTGTGATGTTGCAGACACAGCGACGATCGCTCTGATCTGCTCCAGGGCTTCGTTGCCCATCTCGATGCACATGCCAGCGACGATGTCGCTGCCGTCTTGTGCCGTTGCCAGAGCATCCACCAGAACGGTGAACGACTCGGTCATCAATCTCTGATACCTGTTGCGGTAGAAGTCGTCAGCCCACTCAAGGAAGGCAGCACCGTCGTCACCTTTGTCAAGGTACTTGGTGATGCTCCTGGTCAGTGCCGCCGCTTCAACCTTCATGGCTCGAACGGCTGCATCTGCAAACAGTGGCGAGTAGTCACGCTCGACTGTCTCAGTGACTTCAGGCTCATCAGCATCATCGACATCGACATCACCAACAGACGTGAAGTTCAGCGGCTGGAGGTAGATGTCACCTTCTACGCCAATGCTATTGAGGTTCTCAAGTCGCCTGATCTCATTGACAGACATGAAGCCAGCGTCCCTTGCGACCTTGTACGAGTTGAAGCGGCTGACCGTGTCACCTCGTAGCAGCCCTTTGACGTTGTGCTCTGCAAAGAGATTGGATCGACCATTGAAGATCTTGCGGTTGATCTCCTGTTCCCACTTGACAAGCCAAGGCAGCAGCGAGTCCTGATAGAACGACAGCTGCTGCGCTTCGATGTTGGAGAACGTGGCACGGTCCAGATCGCCCAGCATGTGGGGCGGTACTCGGTAGATCCGCGCAACCTCGGTGATCTGGAACTTCCTGGTTTGAAGGAACTGCGCATCCTCTGGCGGGATGCCAATGGATTGCCACTTCATGCCCTCTTCAAGGATGGCGACTCGGCCAGCGGCGTTGGCACCCTTGTGAAGCGTATCCCATGACTGACGCAGCCGATCCGCTGCTTCCTTTGAGAGCTGACCGGGGTGCGACATCACGCCAGATGGACGTGAAGCATTGCCAAAGAACGACGCACCGAACTCTTCAGCCGCCAGGCCAAGACCGATGGCCTCTCTGAAGAGCCTGATCGGTGAGTATCCTTGCAAGCCATCAAAGCCAATGCCAGCGATGTGCAGCACATCAGACACTGGTATCGCTCGATCGTTGTTGTAGACGTATGCAATCTCGCCATTGATCCGATGAACGGTGACGCGATCAGGGCGGATGGGATACATCTCAACGACCTGACCAGCACCATTGCGCAGCAGTTCAGCGTATCCGTTACCCCACAGCAAGACGTGTCCCATGATCGTCTCTTGGAAGCTGAACGCAGACTGTTCCTTGCTTGGCGTGTCGTGCAGCAAGCGGTACATCGGTGAGCTGATTGCGAGTTCCTTGTCACCGTTTGGCAATCGCCTGAACACCTGCAACGGCAGCGCCGCGATGGACTCAGCCAGAACCCTCACGGCAGAGTAGATCGCTGAGAAGGTCAGCGCACTGTTGGCATCAACAGACAAGCCTGACGATGTCGATGATCCGCCAAGTGCCTCGTTCATCCAGCCATTGGCGACCTTCAGTGAAGCCCTCTCTTCAGTTGGCTTCTCTTCTTCTGGTGTTGTTGGTTTGTCTTCGCTCATGTCGTGATCAATCCTCGGTCATAGTAGACGCTGCCATCACCGTCATCTTGTTGGTGTACAGACGCGCGACCAATCGCCATGATCAAGGCGACGATCGGGTCGATGCGTTCAGTGGACTTCTTCTTGTTGGGCTTGATGTTGCCAGCTGCATCCTGCTCTGCTGCTACGTTCGACGCTGCCCATCTCAGCAGCGGATGTCCGCCGTGAGCCATGCGTCGAGACAAGACCAGCGCTTCCAGCTCCTTGCTTGGTGAACTCATGCTTCTGAACCCCTGACCGAACATCACAACAGTGTGGCCGTCACCCTCTAGGGCAGTGGCAAGACCTTGCGATCCCCAGCGGTCAAGCGCGATCTCTTTGATGTCGAAGCGTTCTGCCAGCTCGTTGATCCTTGCGCGTATCAACTCCTGGTCAATGACGTTGCCATCGGTCAGCTCGATATGACCCTCGGCACCCCATGTGGCGTATGGCACCTTGTCACGTCGCTCACGCTGGTGCGCGTTGTCTCCAGGGACGAAGCAGAACGGCAGGACGTGCCAAGGTTCTTCTTCTTCGCTTGGAGGGAAGACAAGAACGAACGCAGTGATATCGATGGTTGATGCCATATCCAGACCAGCGAAGCATCTGCGACCTTCAAGCGTTGCAGGGTCGAACGGATCACCGCCATCATCCCATGTGTCCATCGGCAGCCATCGGGTAGCTTGCTCGGTCCAGAGGTTGAGGAATAGACGCTTGGCGACGTTCTCGTATGCTGGCACTTCCTTGGCCTTCTCGATCTGAGCTGCGAGATACTCAACGCTGATCGACGTACCAAGATTGGGATTGGCTTTGGCCCATGTTGCTGGATCTGTCCAGTCGTCATCTTCAGCAGCTGCGTAGATGACTGGCAGGAAGCTGTTGTCTTTGATGATGCCGTCACGCACCTTGGTGGCGTAGTCATGGACCTCGTAGCAGATCGAGTGCCGATCGAATCCAGCGGTAGTGATGGCGACCGTCAAGGGTTGACGCCTGGCACCAGTGCTGGTCGTGAGCACATCCCAGAGATCCCGGTTGGGCATCGCGTGCAGCTCGTCGATGATGACGCCATGCGCGTTGAATCCATGCTTGGTATGGGCGTCAGCACTGAGCACCTTGTAGCTGCTCACCGTGTTCTTGAGCACGATGGAG